GCGATAATGTCATAAGGTGTCTTATCCCACATAATATCTTAATTAATTGCTGCTCCTGTAGTGTCGCATTGTTATATACTTCAGTGATCCCTTTTACGATACTTTTAACTCTATTATATCTCTGTTCAATCATTTGACTAGCTTTTGTTTTGTACTCATCAACTAATGTTTGATAGTTTTCCATGTATCCACTCAGTATTTTGTAATCGAGACTCTTTAAAGCTCTCATATAACTAACTCCTCTCTTTGCATTTGTAATGTAGTTCTTACTTTTTCTACTTCTTCATCAAAATACTTTCTTTGTTCTTTCAAATGGTCTCTCTGACGGATTAGACGAGCTTTATACGTGGCTTTATATAAATCTTCACATAACTTCTCAATGCTACTATAAGGCTTATAAACGCCATTTGTACGCATGTAGTGCATTATCTCTTGTTACTCATGATATGGATAAGTGCTGACAATACTTTTAAGTAAATTCATACGTTCCAATGATTGATTTTTATAACGTTCTAATTTTTCTTTTTTCTCAACAATCCATATAACTAACTTCTCTAATGGATAACTGGTGAAAACTACCCCCGTTACTTCATCACAGGTCATATGTGAGATGTTCAGATGATACATAGCATTTATTTGTTCTTCGAGTGCTTGGCATTTTCTGTTTATAAATTGAGGATTGTATTTAACCAACAACTCATATTCTGAAATTCTTTCTTCTCTTTCATAACTGAAAATATCTTTATTTTTCTTCAGCAACAGTTCTGCACTCCTTTAAACTTTATCTCTTTTATTTTCTGACTGGTTTTGTACTTTTGTTTAGTCGTTATCTGAAATTCCGAATTGGTCATAAACAGATTGTTTCTTAGGCGTCTCATTCTTAGGATCTAATATCTTTAGTCTGGATTCTACTGTTAAACCTAATTTAGATGAAATACTATTCAATTGTGCCAGTGCATCGCGTTTAATAGCGTGGTTTTGGTTTAATTTAGTGCCTCTTTCAGTAACAATTACTGCGCCTTCTTGTTTCATACGTTCAGTGGCTTGAATATAATCTGAATAAGCTTGGCAATATGCGGACACCAATGCTAAATCTAAACTAGCAATTGGTAATTCTTTTAGTAATGGATATATTCTAAACCATTCTTGTTTTGCTCTATCATCTAACCACTCTGGAGGTTCTGCGTTTAAAGGAGTAAGTTGTTTCATTGCTTCTTCCGTTGCTTTCTTATTTTCTTGTTGTTCGACTGTTAAATTACCTTTTTGTTGAGATAATAATTTTCTTGGCGGCATTTTCATTTCTCCTTTATAAGTCATTTAATGTAAAGTGAAAAGTCTTTACGAATATTTAAGATTTCATTTAGAATTTCAGTCGAAGATAAGTGCGGCTCGTTTAATCGTTAAATAAATAAAGTATGGGGGTTATCGAAGCCCCGCAAAAAATATTTTTCAAAAAAATAAAACTTCAAAAAATTATCCACCGTGAATTTTATTATGGCAGCTAAAACACACTACCTCTAAATTATTCATATCCAGTCTTTTAACCCAGTCCCTCGCCATTATCTATCGATATAGATTTATCTTCACCAATTATCATGTCCTCTAATTGCTTCATATAAACCTGTCATTAGCTTTTAATCAGTTCTCTATATATTTAATCCTATTTGTTCTTATCTTCCTTATAACAAGCCTAAAACAGCATCTTAAACTGTTCTATGTTACGTTTGTTCTCTCAACATTTCTATCATCATTCTTCATTCTCTTTTATTTATAATTTCTTCTTTCTTGTTCTAAATAACTTTTCTTTATTTAAAATCAAAATACAAATCGAAATTACAAAACAATTTTAATTTTTTTATTTTCATTTCTCATTTCAAAATTCTATTTCACTTTCTGACTTCTCATTTACTTTTATAATTTTCATTCTCTTTATCATTCTAATATCTTTAATTAAAGTTCAACTTTGCTTTGTTCAATTAACGAATTATCTTCTTAACTCTTTTATCTTCTAACATAAAAAGATAATTGTTGCTTCTACTTTATTTCTTCTAAATGCTTTCGATGTTTAACACAAACATAATTGTTTCTTCCACTTCAATATAATTAATATCTCTAACACATATTGGATTACCCATATATATTTTAGTGTATTGCCTAAACACTATATCAAGTACCTTAATACTATGGAATAATACCTATGCCCTTTATACTAGCTGCAGCGTACACTTTTATACGGTCACACAATTATAGCCCTGTAACTTATGTGAGGGTACTTATCTATAACCTCTGTTTGCTTGTACTGTATGATAGTTAATCCTACTTTGTCTGCCTATCCTATAACTCACCTACACGTTGTTTAGTTGTATAGTGTTGATTTATCTATACTATGCGATTAATATAATCTGCCACATATTAATTACTTCATAATGTTTTTGGTTTACCTATACTTCCTATTAAGTAAACTATTGGCTCACTCATACACGTGACCACTTATAAAAGAAAGGCCATCACACATATTAAAGTGATGACCTTGTAAACATGCCTTAGACATAGAAATTCAATTGAACAAATGAAGGAGAAACTCATGGCTATTTTAGACTTTAACAAAGAGCGCTCGTTATTAAAGATATTTATTATCCTTAATATATTTATTATAACATAAAAGGCTCAACCATGCTATTTTAAGCGCTTTTTAAATTGATAGAAACAGCTAAAATTTCACCTATGTGACTTACCCTATTATCTTTACCTTCTGCATTTTTTACATACACGTCAACACTATCCATTTTATTATTTTTGATTTGTTCAAATGCTTTATCTTTTGTATGATCCCCACTCTTCCAAGCATGAATGAGTGTATGATTTTTCTTAACTATAAACTCCCTATTATTTCTCTGACTTGAAGCAATAATAAAGTTCAAATTGCCATTCATCATGACACAACTGTTTTTATTAAACTTAATCTTTTTAACTGCTTTCGGCTCGATTTCTCCTTCTTCAAAGTCACTCACTATGTTTAATTTATTATCTACATCAGCTAATTCTACAGGTACATTACTTGAACTAGCTAATATCATTAAATCTTCACCATTTTCAGTTACCTTTGCTCTGTTCCCTTTGTATCTAATGGCTGTAATCATTGTATTATCTCCTTACCATTTCTCTTTGCCGAAGTGATATTTCTGGAAGTCCTCTAATGACTCCTCTCTTAACATATCTTCGAGCATCCATGAATAATCTCTAGGAGTTGTTTTACCACCGATTTCTACTTCATTAGCTAGTATTTGTCCTTTGTATCGATTATGAATATTACTAGGGTGCTTCTGCTCTTGTTTAACATAGCGTAATCGTGATATACGTCTGCCACCTTCATTCTTATTCTCAATCATTTTTCGATAAGTTGCTGCAACTTCTTGAAGTTTGTTTTCCATCTCTTTTCGATACTGTTCATGTGCTTTTTTGATGTCTTTCATTTCACTATCATATGCGTCGTAGAATGATGTAAATTCATCATCTGTGATACTGTAATCTGATGTTTTAAGTTGTTCATCTACTTCCAATAACTCTTGTTCTAAATTAGCTTGTTGACGCTTTAATTTTGTAGCTTCGGCAAATTCATCTTGATGTTGATAGTGCATAATTTTAGCATTCATTTTTTTAATACGATCTACTAGCTGATCATATTGTTTTTGAACTTCTTTAGCACGTAACCTTTTACCATAAATTTGTTCATCAAAAATACTGATTGAATTTTCTTTTACTGTTTTACTCATACTTCGTAACCTCTTTTTTTCATTTTTTAATATTAATACTTCTTATCACATCACGGTAATGTAACTAACACTTATTGTTTGAATTTGTGTTATACTCCCAAACCTTTATCGCTCTTATATTGTCTACAATAGAAATTATCACCTGGTCTTAATTTATTATCTAAATTATACCATAAAAGGCTCTATGAAGCCAATTGTGGTGATTTTATAGTTATCTTTTATCTAACTCTTTTATACTTTTTTCACTGACATTAAAATGCCAATTCAATTGAGTTTTATCTTTAACATCGAATCCAGCTTTTAACATTGCACCTTTAAACTGACCATTTGTCACATAGCTACTTTCTAATAATCCTGTGTAGTACCTTAATAACAGCGTTACTAGTTTTGTTACTCTTTTTTTAAATTCCAGTAACACCGAAACCCCTTGAACCTGTAGCGTTCTATAGATTTTGTTACTCGTTACTGGAATTTTTGATATTTTTATATTTTTTATGTTTATGGTTTTTTATTGTTCTATCATTTATTTACTATTTGTTTATAATTCGAGTAACACTAGTAACAAATAGCTTTAAGCCTTATAATATCAACGTTTTTAGTTGTTACTAGAATATTTAAAACTAGTAACAACCAGTAACATTGATAACAAATCAAACTGCTTTCAAACTACAATTCTCATATGCCTTATATGTTTTATGTTCATCTGGAAATTCTATTTCAGATTTTTTTACATCTAAATCGCCAATCCCATCTATTAAATCTTGCCAATTAAAACGATCTACAGTATCAGATTTCCATTCGTCACCTAAATACGTTTTAAATTCTTTATGAAATTTAATTTTTGATAGAAAGTTATAACCATTATCTTTGCAAAATTCTTTGTATAATCCGTATACAATATACTTAGGTATTTTTCTTAACTTCCATTCATCAAATACATTAATCTTAAATTCATAAACTGGATTGTTCTCTTGCTTATATACATCTAAATATTTCTTTGACACATCTGGTATGCTGAATTTTTCAAAGTCCATTCTGATTGCATGGTAAAGGATATATTCAAGTACTTGCTTGTTTTTGATATATTCATCTTTGATTTTTCTTTTTTCTTTATCACCTTTAAAATCAGCATTGAAAGGGACTATTACCAATCTTTTAAATACAGCATTGGTCTTATCTTTAAAACGCGGCATTCCGTTAGACGATTGAATAACGCTACATCTAAATTGTGCTGTATACGATTGTTGATTTTTAAACTCTACTGATACATAATCTCCAGTAACAACACTTTTAAAGTTCGAACCGTCGTCTATATAAACACCTACTGGCACATCGTCACCAATGACAGCAGTTTTGCCCTCTAGTAAACTCATTTTAAATCTATGGTCGAACTCATTTACTTTTAACGTAGCTATATTCTTTTTGCCTATCAAATTTGTAAGCAACTCTTGAAAAGTACCTTTACCATTGTTACCATCGCCAACCATGAATATAGATTGTTTTCTTGTATAGTTGCCATTTAACGAATCATTTATTACTTGCCATAATAAATGTGATACTTGCTTATCATTACAAGCCAATTCATCAAACCACTTATTAATATCCCAATCATCAAATGTAGGTTTGTTCGGATTATCTATATAATTAGTATCAATTTTAGAAGTAAAAACATAATTAGGAGAAAAATTTTCGAGTTGTTTCGTTTTTCTATTAAAAACGCCATTATTTACTGGTATTAAATAAGGTGAATTTGTTTTTTCTTTTATTTCTGTTCTATTCCTAATGTGGTAAATAACGTCATCAGCTTTATTGCTATTATGTTTTGGTTCTAAATAAGAAATAATTCTTTTTATAAGCGAAGTCTTTTGAGTATAGACGCCTCTTTCTTCTTGATACATTGCTAGTTTCGTGTTTTCTTCTTCGTCAAATAGTAAGAAATTCATGTTTTCAATTAATATATTCGCACATCTATTCGTACTAATAACATCTGGCTTTTTACCTCTCTTATTGTCACTTTCCCACGATCTAATCATGCGCTCTCTTTCTTCGATACCTAATCTATTAAGTTTTTGCTCTATATTTTCATTTTCGTAATTGATTGTAGTTTCTTTAATTTCTTTAAGCACATCTTTATCTGGGTTCAATATCATCTCATCAACCTTTCTCGTTGTTATAATGTTTCTTCAAAATAGATTGAAATGTAGCGTTTATTTCACGTTCTTTTAATGGTGGATTACACGCATTTTGTCCCCATAGCAAAGCATACGAGTATATAATATATTCATTAACATGTCGGCTGAACAAATGTCCTATTAGACTTGCTAAAGAATTATTACGATTGCCCTTTGCAACTGAAAAACTAATATCACGCCAATAAGTATCATCTCGCTTATTAAAGTTAGTTAAACTTGGTTGATCTGTTTGTATATTCGTTTCTTTTGACCATTCTTCAAGTATTTCAACATTCAAAATGGGAGCATCATTATATTGATGTAAGAACGGATATTTACCTTTTATATAAACTGGTAAAGCCATTGCTCTACTAGGTTGAAAACTCCCCTCATCTACTGGATGACCTATCTTATTCGCTAATACTTTTGTATATTTACGGTAATCATCTGCATTGATACGCTCATTCAAAGCGATATACAAGCGTATTCTGGGGCTTTCTGTTTGGTGATTAAACGTAGTATGCCAAAACCATGCAACACCTTTTAAAGCGTCTGTAATTGCATCATGCAGTGGTCTCAACTTTGGAATATCGTCATAATCAAGAGTTATCACATCACGATAAATTACATTTTCATCTTTACGATATTTCTTGTATTCATTTCCATTCTCGTCAGTACCATCTTTCATATCACCATATATAGCGACACCACGAGCATACTTATTAGTATTATTTTGTGGTATTGATAACCTATTAACTAACTCACTCCATTTAGGCTGCGAAAACTGTTTAAACGATCTCGCATCCAAACTTTTATACCAAATCACAGAAACTTTGGTATCATATTCTAATTTAATTTCATTCAATTTTTACACCTCTAATGAAACAACGGAGCAATGATGTTATAATAAAAATGTGTAATTTCTTAATTACTCCGTTGTTTTTTGTTAAATTTATGCGTTATCAGTTCTGTCGCCAAACTTCTCTGATGACGCTTTTTCTATATCTTCTAATACTGTATCTAGTTCTTTTAGATATATACTTAACAAGTCAATGTGTTGTGTGATGTATCGTCTGTGTTCGTGATAACTAGCCCCATGTTTTAATATTTCATTTTTGTTTAACATATGACCAGAATCATGCGTAAAATACTCATCATCAAAACAGTCGAATGTTGTCACTGCATCATTGATTTTTCTTTTAATAATTTCTAAATCTTCAATCAAACTTTTAGTTTCCCAATTCATTATTTAACTCCTTAACTAATTTTTTGCTTATTATAAATTTCTTTAGCTTCAATTAAACTTTCTAAAGTACGCTTACAATAGTCTATTTTCTCCAAGTCTTCACGACTGAAGAAACTTAACTGACTTTGACTTTCAAATATAATTTCTTCTTCATTTTTAATAATCCAGTTGATAGCATGCATGATATTTTGTTTATTCACATCTAATTTAGCAGCCATTGTTTCACTCCTATTTATAGAAATTTATTACTTTTTCATTTTTCAATGAAGGTACAGGCATACCATAAAAAGTACATACATCTTTTAATTTCTTAACTTTCTGTTTCCAGGTTTTTCTCTCTTCTTCAAACTTATCTTTTACACTATAAAATTCATTTCCTAGATCATCTAATAAAATTTGCTCAATAGCTTCAGCACCTTTAATATCTCCTTCTTCTCTATATGCTTTAGCTTTTTCGGTTAAACAGTCTATTAATTCTGCGATTCTATCAAATTCACCCATCAAACTATGAAGTTTACAATTCGACTCCATTGCTTCTGCATATGCTTCGAAAATATCAATATTCATCTTATTTCACTCCATCAAAATTATTTTCAATTTGTTGTAAAGTCCATTCAATAAATGCCTCTAAATTCTTTTCACGATTTACTGTTTCAGTCCATTCAGTGTTGCCATCTTTTATTTTGTGTTTATACTCAGTTGATTTATTTTCAATTGTTTTTTGTAAAGTGTTATAAATTTCACCAATAACTTCTTTTTTCTTGTTCCATTTTTTTACGCCTCCACTTTTTCATAATTTAATAATGCGATTGTGCTTCCTAATAAATAAATAGCAAGACCTACATGAAATGCTATAAATGAACTAGCTAATAAAGTCATTAAACTGATTAATAATAGTTGTAATGTGAATTTAACCATTTTGAACCTCCATCAACTTTTTAACATTAATTTGTTTTAAATCATTGTTGTGTATATCCGTATATCCATATGAGATGTAATTTTCTCCATGAATTCATCAACATCAGATTTCTTGAATCGGTATGTGCTGCCTACCATGTAATATTTCATACCGTTATTAATAAGTAGCTCCTCAATCGTTGGTTTACTTAAATTTAGGTATTCAGCTAATTCTTTATATGTCATAAAGAACTTTTCTCTTGCTAATTCATCTACACGTTGATTAATCGCTTGTTCTAATAACTCACGTGCTTCATCTTCATCAATATTAATGTTGAACATTGTTTAAGCCTCCTTATGCCATTTGTTGCTTGTCATTGTATTTGTCGTAAATGTGCTTTTTCACAGATAAAGGAAGATTATATTTATCAACAAACACCATAAATTCTACTGTGTCATTTAACACCTGCTGTCTTAACTCCAGCATTTCCTGTGTCATATCTTGCTTTTTAATCATCTTAGGAAAACCGAACACATTTGATACTGCTTTATTACTAATTGCTTGAGCTTTGCAATAGTCTTTTTTAGAAATAACTTCAATACCACTTTTCAAATTATCCATAGCTTCTTTTTGTTTTTCTTTATCTAGCATGCGGAAGGCTTCATATCCTTTAAGCCCTGTAGACTGTCGTAATTTAACTAGAACGTCACAAATCCAATCCTGGAATTCTTCGGCTTCAGTTTTGTTAGAACGCATTACAAGTCTATAAATACCTTTTTCGTTGATAACTGTGTAATCTTGAAACTTTCTAGCTTTCTTTTTATCTGATCTGGTACGCCCTTTTAGAGTACCTCTTGTATGCGTTGGTAAATATCTAACGGCAGTATTTGCGTCTCTAAGACCCAATACCTTTGCTACATCACCAGCTACTGCCCAATACTCATCGTCTTTTTCAATAAAACGAATTTCTTTATCATTGAAAATTTGTTTAATCATTGGTTATGCCTCCTGTTCTTCAAAGTAAAATAAATCTTTAATTTCAACATCTAAAGTATTAGCAATGTTTTTGGCTAGTTTTGGACTAGGAATCTTTTTACCGTTAAAAATCTGACTTAAGTATGCTTTGCTTACATTTGTTTTGATTGATAAATCAGATAAATCGTACCCCTTTAAAAACATTGCTTTTTTTAGGCAAGTATCATTTAATTGGACTGTCATAACTTACACCTCCTAATTATCGTTATCGGCGATAAATGAAGGTAAAAAAATATAAAATCAGCAATTTCATTTACCACTATCGGCGATATATTTATATGATAAACTTTATTTAAATATATTTCAACCCCTTTTTAAATATTTTTTTATTTTTATTAACATTAAAAATTTGATATCATTACAAAGAGGTGAAAATATGAATATTGGCGATAATATTAAAAAAATACGTAAAGAGAAAAAAGTAACGCAAAGTGAATTAGCGAGTTCTTTAAAAATTTCTCAATCCTATTTGAGCGATTTAGAAAATAATAGAAAGAATTTAGGAATTAAGACGATTGAAAAAATTGCAAAAAAGCTTAATGTTTCGGTGGCTTATTTAACAAGTGGTAATAAAATGTTAAGTGATTTAACTGAAGATGAGATAAATGAACAGTTCTCAGAATTACGTTTTAAATTGAATAAAGATAATACAAACCGTGAATTAAACTTAAAAAGTAATTTATTAGACTTAATTCAACGAAACTTAAAATATATAGATATTCATTATTTCAACAATGTATATAACTTCTATGAATTAGAAAAAACGGAAGATGATAATTTATTGTTTATTTCTGTCCTTCTTCAAATGTTACACCAACATAAAATGAGTGGTAGCAAAGAAGCATACGATGATATTACCAATGAGTTTAACGACTTCTTAAAATCGTACTTAAATATTAAGTAGGTGATCCTATGGCAAGTTACGATCAAATATCTAAAAACAACTGGCGTTATCGCATATCACTAGGAAAAAATACAGAAACTGGCAAATACGAATACATATCTAAGACTGGCTTTAAACGTAAATCAGACGCTAAACATCAAGCTGAAATGATAGAGCGTCAATTAAGAAATGGTGACTATATCGCCCCTTCTTCCAGCACATTCAAACAAGTAGCTGAAGATTGGATTAAACAATATGCTAACGATGTAAAAGTAAGTAGTGTAAGAGCGCGTGAGAAAGCCATACAGCACGCCATACAGCACTTTAATACTAAACCTATACAAACTATCAAGAAACATGATTATCAACGTTTTGTGGACGATATGAGCATACAGTATAGTAAGAATTATGTTGATAGTATTGTGGCATCTACTAATATGATATTTAAATATGCTTATGATATGAAATTGATTAGGGTACTACCTATTGAAGGTATTAAACGACCTAAAAAGAAAGTAAGTGTAGAAGAATTAGAGGATAGTGAGATACATAAAAAATTTCTTGAAAAAGATGAGTTATTTCAATTCCTGGAGGTTGCTAAAAATCATCATTCACCACAAAATAGCTTTGAGGTATTTACCACATTGGCATACACTGGCATGCGTGCAGGTGAGTTGTTAGCATTAAAATGGTCTGATATAGACTTTGAGAACAATACAATTAGTATTACCAAGACTTATTACAATCCGAATAATAATAAAAAGCATTATCAGATACTTACTCCAAAAACTGAAAGCTCAATCGGTAAAATCTCAGTAGATCCTCATGTGATACAATTACTCAAAGATTATAAGGTAAATGTCCAGGACACTTGGAAAAATGAATTATATGTAGATAATAATTTTGTGTTTACTGATGTGAATGGTTATCCACTTGTGATTAAAAAACTGTCTACATGGATTCAAGCAATTATGAAAAAGACTGATATTACTAATAAACATATAAGTACACACTCATTCCGTCATACACATTGTGCGTTACTGATTGAAGCAGGTGTACATATCAAAGAAATACAAGAACGCTTACGTCACAAAGATATAAATACCACAATGAACATCTATGCTAAGATTACTAACTCATATAAAAAAGACGCTTCCCAAAAGTTTAGTAAACTCATGGAAAACGTCAGCAAAGAATTATTTTAGAATTTTTATGTCACTATTATGTCATACGGAATGACCAAAAGCCTTTAAATCAACGTTTATAGGCGTTTTTACATCATACCTGGCATGCCACCCATTCCTGGTTGTTCATTATTTTCTGGCTCTGGAATACTAGCAACGACTGCTTCAGTTGTTAAGAACATAGCAGCTACACTTGCTGCATGTTGTAACGCTGAACGAGTTACTTTAGTTGGATCTACTATACCTTCATCTAACATATTAACCCATTCATTTGTTGCTGCATTGAAACCAACGCCCGCTTCAGCATGTTTTAAACGTTCAACAATAATTGAACCCTCTAATCCTGCATTTTCAGCAATTTGTCTAACAGGTGCTTGTAATGCTTTTAATACGATATTAACACCCGTTTCAACATCACCTTCTGCTTTAATTTCACTTACTTTTTGATATATATTGACTAACGCAGTACCACCACCAGCAACGATACCTTCTTCCACCGCCGCACGTGTTGAATTTAATGCGTCTTCAATTCTTAATTTGCGTTCTTTAAGTTCTGTTTCACTTGCAGCCCCTACTTTGATAACAGCTACGCCACCAGCTAGTTTTGCTAAGCGTTCCTGTAATTTTTCTTTATCAAACTCTGAATCAGTTTCTTCAATTTGTGCTTTAATTTGACCTACTCGAGCATCAATATTATTTTCATCACCATTACCATCTACGACTGTTGTGTGATCTTTAGTCACTTCAACTTTATTTGCAGTACCTAGCATATCAAGAGATGCATCTTTAAGTTCTAAACCTAAATCATCAGTAATGACTTGAGCACCAGTTAATATTGCTAGGTCTTCTAACATTGCTTTACGTCGATCACCAAATCCTGGGGCTTTAACTGCTACAGCAGTAAATGTTCCACGCATACGGTTTAAAACAATATTAGTAAGTGCATCGCCTTCTACTTCATCCGCAACAATTAAAATTGGTCGACTAGCCTGCACAACTTGTTCTAATAATGGAAGAATATCTTGGAATGATGAAATTTTCTTATCCGTTACTAATATATATGGACGTTCTAATTCAGCTATCATTTTATCTGAGTCAGTTACCATATATGGTGATTGATAACCGCGATCAAATTGCATTCCTTCAACTACTTCTAATTCTGTATTAAACCCATTTGATTCTTCAATAGTGATAACGCCATCGTTACCTACTTTATCCATTGCTTCAGAAATGTAGCGACCGATTTCTTCATCTGCTGCTGAAATAGCTCCAACTTGCGCTATCTCGTTCTTATTTTCAACCTTTTGAGAAATCTCATGAAGCGCTTCTATAGCCACTTGCACTGCTTTGTCAATACCTTGTCTTAAGCCTACAGGATTTGCACCACTTGTAACATTCTTAAGACCTTCCTGAATCATTGATTGTGCTAAAACTGTTGCTGTAGTTGTACCGTCCCCAGCGATTTCATTTGTTTTATTCGCAACTTCCTGCACTAATTTTGCACCCATATTCTCATATGGATCTTCTAACTCTATTTCCTTAGCAATTGTTACACCATCGTTGGTAATTAAAGGTGTTGTGTAATCCTTATCTAGAACCACATTTCGCCCTTTAGGTCCAATTGTAACCTTTACAGCGTTTGCTAATTTATCAACACCACGTAACATTGCTTGACGCGCATCTTCAGAGAATTTAAGATCTTTTGACATAGTCTAAACAACCTCCACTTATTAAATCATTTAATTAATATTTAAAATTCGCTCTTTATTCTATAATAGCTAATATATCTTCTTCATTTAAAATTAAATATGTTTTGTCGCCACGTTTTACTTCAGTACCTGCGTATTGTTGGAAGACGATTGTATCACCTTCACTGACTTGAGGAGCAACTTGTGTGCCATTGTCTAATAAACGACCTTGTCCAACTGCAATGATCACACCTTCATTTGATTTTTCTTTAGCGCTATCTGTTAAAACGATGCCACTTTTAGTTGTTTGTTCTTGCTCTTTCTTCTCAATAATCACACGATTTCCTAATGGTTTAAGCATGATTGTTCCTCCTTCATTTACATGTGATTTAGCACTTTGATATATAGAGTGCTAATCTGATTTTAATATTAATCAAAATTGGTCAATATATCAAGCCAAAAGGATTATTAATTTTGTACTTAACCTTTATTTACGATAAAATACATAATATACATATATAGATGGAGGGAAATTATGAAAAGGTTATGGGTATCCCTATTAACCGTTCTATTCTACGGTTTAGCTCAAATACTACCTGGGTTGGTTTTAGGTAGCCATTTACTTGGAGATATGTCTAAAATGCAAACTGCCCAAACAATGAGTATCATGCAAGTATCTATCTTTATCATCGCTGCATTGTTAATCATTTTCATGCAAGCAACCATTAAAAATCCTACTCAATTAGAACAAAGACATAAGGAACCTAAAAGATATATTTTCGCCTGGGTTCTATTAGGATTTTGTATTGTGATGATTTACCAAGTCATCATCAGTATAATTTTATTTGCCATCAATGGCAGTCCGCAAAGAAGTCCAAACACTGAAAGGTTAATGGCTATTGCTAAGCAAATGCCGATATTTATCGTTTTAATATCCATAGTAGGTCCCATTTTAGAGGAATACGTTTTTCGTAAAGTTATCTTCGGAGAATTGTATAACTTTATAAAGGGATCACGTGTGGTAAGCTTTATCATTGCTTCTATAGTAAGTTCTCTAATATTCGCTTTAGCACATAATGACTTCAAATTTATACCGGTATATTTTGGAATGGGAGTCATTTTCTCACTTGCTTATGTTTACACAAAACGAATTGCTGTACCTATAGGCATACACATGCTTATGAATGGTTCGGTTGTATTAACTCAAGTTGTGGGTGGAGATTCTATTAAAAAATTGCAAGAACAAGCAACATTTATATTCCATCTTATATTTTAAAATAAAAGCATCTCATCATGTATAAATTAATTATCATACATGGCGAGATGCTTATTTTATTACTCTTTTCTTCTAAAGATATATAGTCCAGTGACTCCTAGAAAAATTCCAATTATTGCAATACTTAACGATAAAAGACTTCGATGTATTTTCTTTTTCTTATCATAATCTTTGGAGTGTCCATCATTATTTGTTGTTATCTCATCTGCACTATGGTTTTTGAAGGCGCTATGATTTTTATCTTCTTTATCCGTAGGTTTTTTAAGTTCTGGCATTGAGCCGATTTCTCCTGTAATTAAAGCTAAAACCTGATCATCTAAATTTTCATAGTATTTACTAGAATTAAGTGGATTAAAATATTGAAATCTGAAATAGCTTGTCCCTTTTTGTAATGAATTTAAATATTCATTTCCTCTAAATGATTGCTTCCTAAACAAGCTATAAATGTCACTATCTGTCACCTTTCCATCTAATTGATTCAAATTTTTTACTTGATTAATCAAAAACGGATTGTACTTATAAGCACCCGTGGCTAATTGTCTGAATCTGCTAATTAATGAATTGGTATTATCACTACTATTCAATCTATGTTCGGTATTATTTTGAGATTTAAAAAAGCCATTTTTGTTCCATATAAATTGATTTATATTATTTTGATTTCTATGACCTAAGTTAGAATTAATAATATTTTGTTGACGTTTAAAAGGCGCACTATCTCCACTAGTACGTGTATGATTAATATTATGGTTTATATTGTTTATATTGTTTTGATTTGTTTGATTGTATTTAGGCCTTTGGGGTTGATTCGTATGTCTTTGAGAAGGTCTATTTGTATTTCCTTTAGGGTTACCAGGTTTTTTTCCGGTATGTGAACCCTTACCTGAACTTGTACCAGAGTCTGAATCACTATCTGAATCTGAGTCACTATCTGAGTCTGAATCACTATCTGAATCTGAATCACTGTCTGAGTCTGAGTCACTGTCTGAATCTGAATCACTATCTGAATCTGAATCACTATCTGAGTCTGAATCACTGTCTGAATCTGAATC